GTCCATCTCCTTGGTCAGCCTTTGTAGTTCCTCGACTATGTGGCCTGGTGTAATAATCTCCATTTTTTAGCCTCTCAGCTTTCTCTCTTTGTAACTTCCAAATAACACTTATTGAATCAAAGTCGCCTATCTCAAACTGCTCTTGTAGGCACTCTTGGGTTTCAAGAATTGAGGCCAGTAGTATCCTCTTTGCCTGTAAGTCCATTAGCTATTGCCTTGATCTTGTCGAGTGTGTCATCTGTTGCGCCACCTGTCTTAGCTTGGCTGTACAACAATCGTAAACCCTCGATGTCATTACCTAATGCCTCGGTCATAGCTAGCCAGTCTTTAGCAGTCGCCTTTGGTCTTGCATCTCTGGCAACCTTTTCCATTTCCTCTCGGCTAGCCCTTTTATTGCCTGAGTAGTTAGCGTTGGCTAATGCTCTACCGATGCTGCTGGTTTCGCATACTTCCAAAGCCGATGTTGCTTGTGGGCCTTTAGCTGAGTCAACCTCGAAGGCTAAACCAGTTGCCTTTGGCAAGTTCTTTTCTTGGTCCTCAGCGGTTAGGTAGATGTAGCTCTTGGTGACCCAAGTTCCAACCTGTCGGTCTTGTGCTGTGGTGATGTTGTCGGTGACAATACGAGCATCCTTGTGGTCTTTGTACAGCCTTTTGATTCGCTGTTCCACCGGCTCGTAGTCATTGAGGTTAAATTGTGGCATTTACTTCCCTTTCTCGTGGTGTAGGTAAGGCAGTCCACCAGCTCTTGACCTAAGACTGACCATGTGGTCGCCAAAGACAAGTCCTCGTTTCTTACCTTCCATTGCTTGTATAACTCTAGCTTTTAGGTCAGTCATTTTGGTGTTAGCTGCCTCGTACTCTGACACAGAGTTGAAGTAGTGCATCCCTAGATCGTCAAGGTCAACCTCTCCATCCTCGATGCTTGGGTTCAAAGCTCTTACTGTTTCGAGTGTTGAGTTGCTACCATCCCAGTCAGGCATCTTTAGGTCTAGGCAAGCCTGTCGGAATCTAAGCGCTGACTGCCAAAGTGTTTCAGCCTCGAACTCATCCCACTTAATGTCAAACTCCATGTAGCTAGAACCTGCGAGCGCTACTAGCTTGGCTTGTCGGATTCCAAATACCTTCATGTACCAAAGCACTTGCGCTCTGTAAGCCTGTGGCACTTGTGTCCAGTAATCTCTACTGAACTTGACTTCAACGATTCCCCAGTTGCCGTCAGCATCTTGATACAAGCCATCAGGGTTTGACCTAGCCCAAGGGTTTGCTTTGTTTGCCCATGTGCCTGTTTCGTAAACAGTCAGCTCAGGGTGTTCCTCTGTAAAGATTTCCAAGATAGGTGCTTCAAGCTTTGTGCCGAGTCGCATACTCATGTTGGGAGTTATCTCGTCAGGTATTTGCTTTGTCTTTTTTGCCCACTTGGTGATCGCTGACTCCCATGAGGACAGTCCGGCGATTGGGGCAATGTCACTTCCCCCCACAGCACCAGGCTCGTTGCGTAGTTCGTGCCACTCATCTGAGCCGTTAGCAAAGTCACCTAGTAGGACTGCATCAAGCAACTCATTTGTTTCTGCTGGTAATTTATTTACTGGCAAGGTTTCCCTCTCTTTTCCTTGTCTGCAAGGCCACGCTAACTCTCTCGGCGTGGCTTTGCTTTTCTCTGTGCTTACACCCTATGGTGTACCTATGACATTACGCCAGATTGAACGCAAATACATAGAGTTGCAAGAAGCAATTAGAAACAATGATGGGGTTCAATGTGCCTCAGTTCCAGAGGTCTTTTTCCCAGAGGATGAGCATGACCTTGAGGTGCGTAAGTCAATGATAAAGGTAGCCAAAGAGGTCTGTAACGATTGCCCAGTCAGGCTGAGGTGCTTTGACTATGCCCTGTCAGCAGGTATGACTGGCATTTGGGGTGGAACGACTTATGAGGAACGAGTGAAGCTTAGGGCTTCGAGCTAGGACCTGACTTATCGGCAATCTTGCCAAAGCTCTTGTTGATTTCGTCAGCATCCAATGAGCCATCAGCAAGGTAAGAACGAGATAGCTCTTGAGCTACATCAATGATGCCAGCAAAGGCAGCCATAGCAACAGCCTGAATTACCTCAAGGCCGATTACAGCGCCACCGACAAAGATACCTGTGACCTTCAAAATGATTACTGCTAGAGTTCTGCGAGCGATGTCTAACCACATAAGTTAGTCCTTTCGTAAGGGGTAAGTTGCTGCCCAAATAAGTATTGTTGCCAGTATTGCCCAACCTGCAAAGTCTTTGGCTGAGCCTTCAAGCACTACCCAAGCGATACCTAAGCCAAGAATGGTCCAAGCCTGATCAAGCTGGTCCTTTAGAAACTTCAAAACTTCCTACCTGCCAATGCGACTTGGGTGACAATCACAGAGGCAACGATTACTTGTTGCGACTGCTCTCGCACTTCTGGACTCATGTCCGACCCGATTGAGCGTAGGTTCTCTACAAGTTTAGCAACCTGTTCTAACGCTAGTTGAGGTAGCTCAGCGATGCTTTCGACTAAAGTTTGCTCAGGTTCAGGCTCTACAATCGGCGTAGGCGTGTTTTCAGGGGTCGGGGTAGGTGATGGGCTTATTTCAGGCTCAATCGACTGTACAGGGCTTACAGGGCTGTTTAGAGTAGGTTGTGGCTCTGGCGTGGGTTCGACTGTTGGCTCAGGTGTGGGTTCAACAACAGGCTCAGGTTCAACAGTAGGTTCGGGGCTTGGCTCAGGACTTGGTTCAGGTGTTGGCTCGACAGTCGGTTCAGGTGTTGGCTCGACAGTCGGTTCAGGGCTAGGTTCGACAGTCGGTTCAGGTGATGGCTCTGGCTCTACCTCAACAGGTGTTGGTACAGGGCTAGGTGAATCCTCTGGGCTAGGCGTAGGGCTTGGTTCAGGACTAGGGCTGGGAGCAGGACTATAACCAGGATGGTAAAGCAAAGCAGGATCCAGCTCACCGCCGTCAAAAGATACCACGCTAACAAAAGAGGTGAACTGACCAGCATAACCCCCCTGACAAAAATGTTGGGGAATGTTGCCTTTATCCAAGAAGTAGTCGTTTTCATTGTTCCATCCGATTCTAAACTCTTGGGTTTCCCCTACTGAGTTTTGACAAGTGACAGTTGCTGAGGCTTGAGCAGCGTAGGCAGGTAATGGTTGCCAGACCATAAAGAAAAGAAAAAAGCCCACAGCAATTATGCGTAGGCTTTTAGTCTTTGAAAGTTGTTTGAGCAAACTTTACCTGTCTAGCGTAGTTTGATGACCTGACCAACATTGATGAGGTTAGCGTTCTTGATGTTGTTGATTCTAACTAGCTCAGCAACAGTTGTGCCGTTGCGAGAAGCAATACGAGTTAGGTTGTCACCCTTGACTACTGTGTAGGTCCCAGAAACTGATGCTGGGGCTACTGGTGGGGTAGGGGCTTTAGGTGCTGGTGCGTTGCCATGTACAGGGGCGGGGGCAGCAGGGGCATCCACAGGGGTCTGATCCTTAGCTGTTCCTTTTACCGCCTCTAGCTTGATAAGGGCATCAAAGAAAGCAACAGGCTCGATGAAGTTTAGGCCAGTAGCGTTCCAAGCGTATTTCTTAGCTTTCTGAAGTTCCCAATGTAGGTGCTTGCCAGTTGACATACCGGTTGAACCCATCTTGCCGATAGGTGTTCCAGCCTCAATCTTTTGACCAGGCTTGACCTTGATTGAGTCGTCAAGCATGTGAGCGTAAACAGTCACATAGTCCTCGCCATTGATCTTGTGGGACAGAGTGACAAAGTTACCGAATCCGCCACCAGCAGCAGTTGACTTGCGAGCTTCTACAACAACGCCGTCAAAAGGGGCCTCAATCCAGCAAGGCTCGTTAGGTGACCAGATGTCTGTGCCATTGTGGTGCTTAGGGGCTTTGGTTACTGGGTGGATTCTGTTACCCATGATGCTAGTAATTTTCCAGTCTTTGCCCTGTACGCCGTCTATTGCTTGCTGTGCTTTTGCCATGTCTTTATCTTCCTATTGTGCTGATTAGTAAACCAATGATTGATACACCTGATGCGGTTAGTCCTGTGTAAGCGATGCGCTCAATCCAAGCAAGTCTGGCAAGAGTGAGTTCTACTTCTCTTATGCGCTCAGGTACATCGTCAAGGTGGTCAAGCTTTTGCAAGACCTTTATTAGAATCTCGCCATGCTCAAGTTGCTTTTTGTAGATGTCTGCTTGAGTTACTCGAACCGAAGTTGTTTCCTCAGCCATTTTACAGAGCTGCTATTTCTTCTTCTGTTAGACCGAGTGCTGCTAGTTTGGCAAGAGCTGATTCACGAGCAACAACTTTAGATTGTTGTTTTGCTTGCTCTGCCGTAAAAGCAGCTCTATCAGATTCAAATTGAGCTAATTCATCAGAGGTCATTTCACGTTCTGTTACTTCACCAGTTAATCCATCAACTTCAATTTTTAGCATTTTTTCCATAATTAGTTTCTCAATCCGTAAATTGTTATAGAGCCAGTTATATTTCCGCTAGAGGGATAAATTGTCAGTCCGTCTATGGAATTAGTATCATTTATAAATGTGAAATTTTCCCAAGCTAGACTACCAACTCCGTGACTGTTAATTGCTGTTCTTTGCGCCAAGAAGGGGCGAAGAATCAATGTTTCAAACCCGCCACCTAAGCCATCTGAAGAATAACCAAGTCTGAAAAAAGTTTCCGTTTGATTAGTAGCGGTAGAAAAACCTGTTGCGTTTGTAACTCCGTAGTATGTGTAACCACTTCGATAGTTATTGGAAGTATAGTCAACTCCGCCTGTTCTTCCACGACAGTTTACTGCAATACCATCAATCGAAGAACTCGTAATTCTAGTAACTACTTTGTAGTTGTCATAAGCAGATGAGAAAATGTTATTTATTGAGAAGCCAGTTGATGCTGAAAATGATGTTGTATTGATATGAGTAAGGCCATGCGGCGAAACCCAAGCACTGCCATTGTAAGTGCGTATGTCGTCAATGTCCTCTAGGTATGTAACCATTCCCTCGACAGGGGTAGGGATAGCAGACCCTCTAGCTGCTGTGCCAGCAAAGCTCATCACGGTCTGGTCCATTAGGAAGCTGTTTACATCGGCTGCTGCTAGAACTTCACCAGCGGTAAATACTTTTCTTGACATTGTTTTCCTTAGTTCTTTCTTATGTAGTTTAGCACTAGAAGCTTAGGCGATCATCATCAAGAATACCCAATACAGGGTCATCAAGAATAAAGAGACTAAAGTCCAAGCGCTCAAGGGATAGGTTTATGCGCTTCTCGTTGTTTTGCCAGTCATGGCTGATACCAATCACTCGGCAATACTGCTCTATGGCTGGTGGGATGCCTGAAGGTGTGAACTTGACCTGCACCACATTGCCAATCTCTAGGTCTAGCACCTCATTCTGCTGTGCCTCGCTTAGCACATCGAGAACTACCGACAGGCTTTGGAATCGGTACTGTGGCTCTTTGAACCTAGCCAACAAAAAGTCAGCTAAGAACTGAAGGTCACTAACCTCGTTGTTTAGCAAGCCGTTTACTGTGTAAGACCTTGGACCATAGACAAGCTGTGACTCGGCATCCTCGGCAATAGCCTCATCTGGGAAGCTTGGCTGGTCGTTGGTTAGAACGATGCGGTTGTATAGCTGCTCTGATCCATAGACCACACCAAGCTCAGCAAAAGGCACAGTTGTAAACCCAGGGATTGAAGCCTCATCGGTAAAGTACAAGTCAATAACACCAGGGGGTGAGTTACGAGCCTTGAATACAAACTTGTTGTCTTTAGATACAAAGACCTCACCGGCCTCGCTTGTGGCAATTAGCTGGAGATAAGCGACAGCCTGAGTACCCTCGGAGATGTCGGTGTCAGACATAAAGCTGTTACCGGTGTCGATGCTTCTCCTATCGGTAGGCCAAGCAACTTCAGGTAGGTCAAGGATGCGTGTGACTCTAGCGCCCGATAGCTCGACATCGGGCAAGACCTCTGGCAGGTTGTTTATTGTTAGGTTGCTGAGGGCATCAGAGGCTTGGAAACTGACCACGGACCTATTGCCTGGCTCGTAAGCGATGTCAAGGTCATCAACATAGCCATAGATTACTGGGTAGCCGTTGCAACTGATTCTGATTTCTTTACCAGGAATCAACTGACTGTAATAAGTGCCATCTACATAGAGAGGGTCAAACAAGCGGTCAAAGTTATCTAGGACAATGTTTAGCTGACCAGCATCAATGCGGTCAAGAGCTGTGTTCTTACCCCTTGAAGTATTGGCAGAGATAAGCCTGTCGGTGATATCAAAGAACCTGTCACCACCAAGGGTGTATTCGGTGTTGTCTAGGACACCTTTGACAGCATCATCAAGCCTAAATCTTGTAAGGTCCCTCTCCCCTAGGTCTGCACCTAGCTCAACCTTGACTGCCGGTGCTGGCATTATGCGCCCTGCCAGACAGCCCCAGAGGTGCGCTCGTAGGACTTGATAGCATCAACGATTGCTTTACCGATAGTCGGGCCTGAGCCAACCCCACCATTTACCTCGATGTTGTAGTTGTTGACAATAGATTCATTAGCAAAGGCTGAGCCTGTTCCAACACCAGCAATGCCTGAAGCTAGTCCACCCATCTCTCCATAGGCTGAGTTGAGCTGGCTGATAAAGGCGCTACCCCCACCGACTATGGCTGAGGCTAGTCTGCTACCTGCTATTGGTCCAGCTTGGATTACCTGCTGAAGCAAAGCCGAGTTGAGTCCCATACCAGAAAGGCTAGTGATGTCGCTGGCAAAGCTTTTTGTCTTTTCAAGTAGCTTTCCAATGTTTCTGGTAATGCTGTTTACAGAGTTGCCGAGAGTAGGCAAGTTGAAGCTTGACAAGATTGAGTCTTTGATCTGTCCAAATAGGCTCTTTACAGAATTAGCAAATGATTGGTAAGCGCTTTCTCGCTGGTCGAGTACGGCTTGCTCAGCAGCAAGGGCAGCTTCTCTTTCGGCCTGAGCTTGTCTTTCAATATCTGCCATAGCATCAGCAGCATCCTGAGCAGCCTTTTCAGCTTCTCTAGCAAGCCTGTCAAGCTCGGCATTTAGAGCAGCCCCACCATCGCCAGTCATTTGCTGGAACAAGCTAGAGAAGTCAGGCAAAGCAGAGGTACTAGTACCAATTTTGCCTAGTCGTCTGTTTTCCTCACGCAACTGGTGTCGCCTGTTTCGGCTCTCTGAGTCGCTCGGCTTATTGAAAGCCTCTACTGCCAAAGCTGCGTTGTCTGCTGCTGTTTCAATGAGTTTGAAAGCTCCACCAACTTTTACATACTTATTGGCGTTTGCTGGCGCTGCATCAGCACCTGCAACTATCTCCCCATTTAATACTCGGACATTCCCACCGGTCTTTTCAGCCTGGTCGCCCATCACGATAATGCCGTTTACAACTAAACCAATAGCACCAGCTACTGCCACAAAGGGGATAAGCCTCATGGCAACATTCAACAAACCTGCTGCAACTGTGGCAATAGTCATACCAGTAGCTAGTTGAGCGGTAAACCAAGTCTGTAAGGCAATAGCGGTTGATACAAGTCCAGAGGCAACTGTCATTAGCTTGAAGGCTGTGTTTAGCAAGAAAATAGCTGTGACAACCTTGGCAATGTTTTCAGCATTTGTCACAAAGAAAGTAGCCAGGTTGACAATCGTTGTGGTTAGGGTTTTCCAGTCAACAGAGGCAATAGCAGCCTTTAGCTTTTCACCAAGCTCGGTTGCCATTTCCCTTATGAAAGGCATAGCCTCAGTAATAGTAGGGATAAGCATTACACCGATATCCCTAGTTAGATTGTCAAACTCTGTGCTAACTATCTTTAGTTGGTTACCAAGGGTTTCCTGGTACTTTACAAAGTCGCCCTGTTGTACTGTGGTCTGATCAAGGATTGCTGTGTAAGCAGCCACCATCTTTTGCTGAGTAGTAAGTGTGCCAGTTACCTTTTGACCGGTGGCATCAAACAAAGCTTGCTTGAGTGTTAGGTCGTCTAGGAATACACCAAAGTTTCTTAGGGGTTCGGCCTGACCCATAAGACCAGACTGAATAGCAGCTAAGGCATCAGCGGTTGGCACATCGTTGAAGGAACCAAGGTCACCAGCAAGTTGCACCATTGTGGTCGAGAACTTGGCAGCCTCAGTAGCTCCAAGCCCAGCACCAGTAGCAAACAAACCAAATGTCTTGGATGCTCTTAGAGCTTCAGTAGCGCTTAGACCAGCAGTTTGAGCAGCGGTTTCAGCAAAGGCTTGAACTGACCCAGCAGCATCTTTGAAAACCTGATTGACACCCTCAAACTCAGCCTCAAAGTTAGAGGCAGACATAACAGCTTTACCAAGCAGAGCAGTACCAGCAACGATAGCTGTACCAGCAATAGCAAAGTTTGAGCCTAAAGAGCCAATAGAACTTTGTAGTCCAGCAAAGGCAGCATTAGCTTGCTTTAGTCCTTTCGGGTCAAAGCTGGTAAGAATCGGTATTCTAATTGCCATTACATAACCTTAATTTTTTGGTTGATTCGAGCTGCATAGCCCTCAATAGTTTTCAGCATGTCTTTTGCCAAGTTATCTTCTCTGTTAGCAAGAGCAGGATAAACATAACGAGAAGGTAGGCCTCCAAGGTTGTCGGTCATACCCTTACCCTGACCATTGATTCGGTAGCTAAATGGCGCTGAGTTTCCTCGGCGTACTACTGACCTTGATCTGGTTGGTCTTTGGCGACCTGAGCCACCGATACGACCCCTGCCCTTGTACTCGTACTTGAGAGCAGGGCCGTTCATCATTGTCTTTCTACCAGCCATGTCAGCGATTTCAAGACCAGCAGCATCCTTTGGAGATACTACTGCGAGCCTTGCAAGTGGGATTGTCTGGCTGTTTCCCCAGCCTCTTAGCAACAGTTCGGCGTTTACCTTAGCACCAGCAAAGCGAGTGCGACCATAGTGATTCATCCCCGACAAGGGTGCGGTTCTAGGAAGGTTCGACTTGATTGCTGTTACTACTGGCTGGGCAATGCGCCTAATGTCTTTTCTAAGTTCCTTGATTGCACCTGGTTGCACAGCATCAAGAAGCTCCAAGGTTTCTTTTATTCCTTGTATTCTTATGCGCTGAATTGGGGCAACCAACAATGACTCCTAGATTGGGTAACTCTAATAATTCTACCCAAAAGAAAAACCCCCTTTCGGGGGCTATCTTTTTGGAGATTGGCTTTGGTTTCTAAAGATTAGATACCGGCTGATTGTAAACAACATTCGTTCATCTAACTTCATCAGCTCTAGTGGACTGATACCAGTTTCCACAGCTAGTGATGCGATGTACCAATGTGCAGATTGGTCACCTAGCCCTTTGATGCTTTTGGGTCGTCTGATGCAGAAATACCTTCTACCTCATCCACCCACTCATCAAAAGTCTTAGCGGTTGCCTTTGTGCGTACTTCACTTGCCCAAGCCAGAAACAAGAGGTGAGTGATCTTGAGGTCTTTCTCTAGGTTGGCAATGGAGATGTTGAATTGGGATTCAAACTTCACCATGTCCGATGCTAGACAAAGAACCTCTTTAGGCTCACCTGGCTTGTTACTGTACTCAACTTGTAGGTTTATTTTCATGCTTGTATCCTAACAGCCTAAGCTGCGGTTCCTCGCACGATTTCGGAGGCGGTTGGCCAGGTCACACTTAGCGTGGCCAGGTCCCCGACAGCTCCAGCAAAAGGCTGATACTGGGTAACCAGGGCTGTGAAGCGGTACTCAGGATTTGTAGCGGTGATAGTTCCAGAGGTAGGTGCAATCTTGACTGCAACAGTTGAACCCATAAGTGGGAACAACAAAGCATCAACAGAGCCAGCTCCGAAGTCTTGGTGGAAGTCCAAAGATACTGAACCATCTTTTAGTCCACCGATACGAGTGCGGTATGTGGAACCGAAAGAAGTTGTTTCAACTTCATCAGTTGTAATGTCAAGAGTTACAGAGGCAATCGAGTCGCTCAGTACAGTTGTACCGATTGTCACCTTGTAGTCTTGTGCGTAAAATTTAGCCAATTTATTTCTCCTAGTTTGCTATGACTGTGACTGTAAAGTCAGCAGCCAGGTATATGGTATCGCTGATTGTCAATGAACCAACAGAGTCCATAGACACAACTCGGCAGTCGTAGGCATTACCACCAAGAGTCTTATCTGATTCTACTGCATACTTGACACTACTAGACCCAGTAGAAATGTAGGTGTCTAGCTTTCTTTGAGCTTCCCTTTCGGCAGCCCTGCCAACAATGACAGTAATAACAAAAGTATAGCTAGTCATGCCCTTTGCATAGGCTCTGTCATAGCTGACCGAGTTCAAGGCAACAATGGCAACAGGTGGGTTTGGCAGATCAGGTACCTCAGCGGCTGTGCGTAAGCCTGTGATGGTTCCAAGGTTAGTAGCGAGAGCAGTCCTGATAGCGGTAATGCTCATTAGCCGAAGTTCCTCATAATTCTGAACGGCATAGCTAGTTGCTCGACATCAGGGTCAAGGTAGCGACCAACTCGGATTGCACCCATGTCACCAAAGCCAGCTACACCTAGAGGTGAGTCAAGGCGCTTGAAAAGTCTTGAGGCTTGGATAATTGTGGCTTGCTTGATTGCGATTGGGACCGAAGGCCAACCCCAGACACCTGTGATGCGACAAAGAGCTTGCTGGTCAACAACAGGCCAAGTGTAAGTATTGACAGCTCGGATTCCTGTGTATGGCATGTAGAGGCCGTCAGAGCGATTGTTTAGAGGCTCTAGCTGAAAGTCGTTAGATGTCCAAACTGTGTAGCTGTCCCCAACCTCATCGGTAGAGGCTACCTCTGAAACAGAAATGGCATCATCAATAATTAGGTTTAGAGCATCAGTAGCTGCGTAGTATCTGACAGCAGATCCAGCGTTAGAAAAGGTACGAGCTGTGTAGCCGTCAATCATACGAGAGGCAGACTCGATGGCGGTTTCAAGCATAGAGTCATCCATGCTGTCTGTTATGCGGAGTGAGTTTTTGACATCTGCTAGAGATGCATATCCTTGGGTGATTGCCATAATGTTCTCTATTCTATCGCCTGAAAAGCATACGCTCTTTGATGGCTGTTGAGCTTATTCCCTGAGTGTAAGGAATATAGATTAGGGCAATGCCCCTAGCATCTAACCAGTCTTGGTCAAAGTTCATCTGCTTGGCATAATCCTTGACAGCCCAGTCAGAGCCTATGGCAATTATGTCAGGCATCACGCTATTGATTGCTTGAGTGCTGTCTGGCCCACCTGAGTTAGTAATAACATCGGTGACATAGCGACACGATCTAATCACTTCACGCCTGTCGCTAAAGCTAATGACTGGGGGCTTGCCCTTATATTCCTCGATAAACTCATCGGTGTTTAGGGACACCACCACATCGCCTAGCTCGGCACATCGTTGCAGGAATCTGACATGACCTGCGTGGAAAAGGTCAAAGGTTCCACCGGTGTAAATTAGGGGACTCATTCCCAGCCATTCTCTCGTCTAATGTCTAATGACCAGCTACCAGAGGTATAGTCATTATTGGCAATCTTAGACTGATAGTACCTGTCATTACTTGCAAAGGTCTTTGCGTTCTTTTCCATGTACCCTGCTTTGATGGTCGAGCTGTTAGCGTGTGTCAGCTTTAGCTCTAGTCGCCTAATGTTTACCCCTACAAACTCGGCTCGCCTCATGTAGTCATTGTCCTCAAAGTAGGCAGGAAATAGTGACTCATCAAATAGTCCTATGTCGCTTACAGCTTCATCACCCAAAGCAAAGGCTTGCCAATGTGGGGCATCGCCTGTCAGGGTTATCTCATCCCTGCGAGCTTGAGCAAGCTGCTCTAGTGCGCCTGGCTCAAAGACCACATCGTTAGAAACTATAAACCAGCGGTGAGCGTAAGGGAAAGACTTGATGCCTAAGTTCCATGATCCTGCCACCCCTTGATTGGCTGGCATAGCTAGGACTGTGACATTGGCAAACTTGTCGCTAAAGAATAGGTCTGCCCCTGAGCCGTTGTCTATAACTAGCAGGTGGTCAACTGGCACATCCACGCTGTCGAGCATCTTTTGAAGCAGGTCATAGCGATTCAAGACTGGGACAATTAGGTTTTCTATCATTGCCATGTTCCTTTGTATTTGACTATGTAATCATTTTCTAGGACTAGGTTAGTCCGACCATACAGCTCTACTTGTCTTGTAGCGTTGCTATCTCTAAGCTCAGGGAATAGCACAGTCAGCTCCCCAGCGGTCTTGAAGTAAAGCTCGTGCCAAGCTATCTCGTTGCGTATCGCATCGGCTTTGTCAGCCATTACAGGGATGCCTATTTTCTCAATTACCCAGCGCTCATAGATACCTGCATAACAGCCGTAGTAGTAAGGGTCATCGGTTATGGCTACTGAGCCTGAGAGTCCATCTAGCAAAGTCCAGAATCGGTCATCCTTGATTTGCCAAGAGTCTTGTAGAAACAGGAACCTGTCGGCTGTGGTGTTTTCCATGACCCAGCGAATCTTGCCAAGCTCATAGCCAATATTGACAACAGCGATGTGTTCACGCTTGATTGAGCCTGAGCAGTCTGCCAGCCACTTTTGCCTGTCTGGTGATGAGCCGATTACTACAAGCACTATTTGAGAAGCTTCTTTAGTACAGGCATCCAGTTCTCTTGCCAGACCTTCTCGTGGTCATAATCCTTAGCGAACTCAACAGCCTTAGCTGACTTGCCTTTACCCTTTGCGTAGGCTTGCTCTAAAGCCTCAGCAATCTCTGGAACTGATGGGATGTGCCAGAAAGAGTGTTGCGATGGATCGTAGAGTGGCTGACCACCGATGACCCAACCATCTCCAACCAGCTCTGGGCTAGCAGCAAAGTTGCTGACAATAACAGGTACACCACAGGCTTGAGCCTCGACTGTTGGAATACCAAAGCCTTCACCATAGCTAGTGGCAAGCATTACATCCCAAGATGAGTAGATACCAGCTAGGGTTTCTTGACTCATTCCATAGCGATAAGCCAAAGGGTCAGGGAAGGTCATGTTGTCGGTTGGAATACCTAGCAACTGACCAAGGGCTACAAGGTTCCAGCCATGCTGTGAGCTGGCATCGGCGTGTATGTAAAGCATTGCATCTGGGTGCTTGCGAGCAAACATAGCAAAGGCCATTAGGTTTTCTGAATAAGCCTTGCGGTGCAAGATGCCTGATGACTTGTTAGCAGCGTTCATACCCACAATAAAGCGGTCATCCTCAAAGCCCATAAAGTCATTGATTGGCTGGTCATTTATCTTGTCAGTCTGCTTAAATACCTTGGTGTCAATGCTGTGAGGTATGTAGTGACCCTCAACCCCTACCTTTTGAATCTGCTCAAGTCCAAACTTGCTCATGGCTAGAGGTGTGACATTATCTTTCTGAAGCCATTTCAAGACTGCTGGTGGAACTGGGTTATGGTCAATCGGTGTCCAGCTAGCAATAGGAATTGTGTCATAGCCTTTGCCGTTTAGAACCCAGACATCGTAAAGAGTAATTAGCAGATCAGGCTGTTCAGCGTTTATAGCTTTCCAATGCTTGTGATGAGCTGGTGTCACATCGTTGGAATAAGCCTCGTTGCCTCTGGCATAAATAGGTATCTGACCAAAGCCTGTGTCATAGGTAGTGTTGACTCCCTCGTTGCCATAGTTAGATAGTGAGGCCACATCAGCGCCATCACGCTTGAGCAACTTTACAAGTGCCTCGGTTGCCTGTCCATATCCTGTCGGTTGTCCAGGTGAATTAGAAAAGACTGAAACAGTCCCCTTTAGTTTCTTAGTCATGTAGGTTCTTTCTCTCGTGCCATAAGGATAGCAAAAAGATAGGTCCCAAGCGAACCTACACGCTTGGGACCTATCAGCTTTTAGCTAGGGTTTAGCTTGCGCCACCCTTGAAGTACCCAATGTGGGTAGCGTGGGTTAGTCCACCGTCTAACCGGATTAATCCCCGGTAGGTTACGGTGTCTGTGTTGAAAGCGTAGTCGGCTGACTGGTCAACACGAATACCACCTGCAACTCTTACCTTAAATGATGGCTGGTGTCCGAACAATACCGATTTTGCCCCGGTAGCGACTGCTGGCAAATTCGGATTTTCGAATACAGGGTAACCAAGCAAGGTTGCTGCCTGTCCTGGGACTGCTGAGTCGGTCCAGATGTAGTTACCTGCACCATCCTTTAGCTTACGAGCAGCAGCGATAGCTGACTTGCCCATCTGCCAGCCCAAGTTTGGGAGTACACGAGCGCCGTCTGCGATTCCATAAACCAAATCGATTAGGTTCTCGTATGAAGCAGCTCCACCAACACCGGTTCCACCAGTTACTACTGAACCAGCAGCTGAAACTAGTTTGTCGGTTAGAACGGAGTTAGCCTTTAGACCCAAAGAGGTTCCAAGCTGTTGTGCAATGTAGCTGGTGATGTTGAATCCAGCATCGGTTACTAGTTCCTGGGCTACCTGGACAAGCGCACCATATTTCTCAGCTCCAAGAGTGATGGATGAGAATGTTGGGTTGCTTTCAGAGATAGCAGAACCAGCAGCTACTGAACCAGAGGTTGAAGTAGCGGTAACTGTCGGGATTACTAGATTTTCTCCACTGGTCGTGTTCAAGACCTCAGAGATAGTTAGCATAGGGCCAACTAGCTGAGCGATTTCGAATACCTGTGAATAAAAGGACTGCCCAACAGTGTTGCTGGATGGAACTAGAGTACGAAGCTCACGAGCGAACTCGTGTCCTCTTGTTTCACCCATAGCGATTGAGCGAAGGATGTCAGCATCGGTGTTCTCTGGAACTGATACTGATGGGGTGAATGAAGCAGCAGCCTCGGAAGCACGAGCTTCTCTGTCAGCTAGCTTGCGAGCGGTTTCGATTGCTGTGTCAGCCTGATCAATGTCAGCCTCGATACGAGCAATCTTTGTGTTTTCCTCAGCAGATAGACCACGCTTTTCAGCCTGTGCAAAGTCAAGAACTTCTCTTGCCTGTGCGATCAGGTTGTTGCGAGCATCCATCTGAGATTTGATGAAATCAGACATGATTCTCCTATAAATGATTGAATGGGTTTCCTGCGGTGCTGACACTCAACAGATACAGCGGTGCTTACACTCAACTGTTATCAACAAGTTTATAGGCAAAAGAAAACCCCAGCTCAGAAAGGGGGTTGAGCTGGGGCTAAAGAAACTCTATCGGGTTTCTTTACTTTCGATAACCCTTACTTCTTTGGCAGGGTTCTCGGAGTTTTTGTTTTCTAGTTCCCATACAGCTTTGGCTAGGTCATCAGCCATGTCAGCTATTACACCGACTGTTGGGTTTCCAGCGCTCTTTAGGATTGCTGCTTTGATTTCATCTTTGGTAGGCATACTTAGATCCTTTTCATTAGAAGGTCGAACTGCTTTTGCTTTAGGTCAAGGATTGACAAGCCATTGTCCTCGGCCTCTTGAACCTCTGGTTGTGCCTTTAGCTTGGCAACCACATCAGTAATCAATGTAGCGTTAGCCTCGTCAAGTTCCTCACCAGACTCTAGCTTTAGAAGTGCATCTGCTAGCTGGTCAGGGTTGATTGTTGACTGTGAGCGTACTGCTGCCTCTGTTGCTTTATAGGCTCCAAAGGAAACCACGCTGACCTCGAATAATCTGACAGACTCTAGTGTGCGTGTCTGACCATCTCTTGACCAGTTATCTTTGATGACATTGAAGCCGAAACTCATCTCGTTGATCACATTGGTTCTCAATAATTCAGCCACATCCCTGCCCCTTGTTGTATTCGGCAACTGAGCCGTAACCTTTAGTCCACGCTCATCCTCGACAAGTTGCATAGTGCCACCTCTTAGGGAAGCTAGTGGCTCACCTGAGTCGTGGTTCCAAAGTAGCTTGACCTCGTTGCGAGATTGTAGGGAACGCTTGAAAGCACCAGGGGCAACATACTCAATGAAGCCACCAAGGTCCTCGGATGGGCTGTTGAATACAGAGGCGTAACCAGTAAAGGTCATGCCATCGCCCTCAGCCCTAATTTCAAAGTCAACGCTGTTGGTTCTAATCTCTGGCTGCTTAGATTCAGGCTCCACGCCGTCAATCTTTAGGGCGATTGCTCTAGCAACCTTTAGCCACTTGTCTTTGTTATCCATGCTGTTAGTTTCCTCTTGTCTAATCCTAGCAACTACTGAATCAGCGTAGTCTTTGGTTCGCTGTGCTGCCCTCTTGCTTGGCCCTGATCCCCAAAGTAAATGAGCTACCACACCTGCTGATGGGTAGTTGTCAGAGTCTGGGTTGGCATCTGGTGAGTCAAGGTCAACTAGGTGGCGAGCAATCCAAGCAGCTATCCTGACCCACTTGTCATCGCTTACTCGACCCTCAGCCATTTCTCTGGCTTCCCTGATTGTGCCAGGTGTTACGCCATCGCCAGCAAGACCTTCCTCGTAATACTCAAGTCCACGCCGAGCTGCTGCTCTCATGTAAGCAGGGGCTTCTTGATTGATTGCTCTATCTTCATCATTTGACTGCCAAGCATTGCAATAGAAACCACCATCAACAAAGTCATCCCAACGCTCACACCAAGCTTTGTCCCCCTCAGCGTTTACCCTTGACTCGTCAAAAAAGAAACAGTTGCCACAAGCCCTACCCTCTGGGACATCCTCGGCTAGAGCAGGTCTGTAATTATCTGGTAGATTAGCGCCCTCATCATCAGGCTCGTCAATCTCATCAAGCTGCTCAACCTCAATAGCTATCATCTTTGGTGTTGGTATCTTTTCTAGCTGGAAAACATTGATGACCATCATCTTGTCAGTTGGCTCAAAGATGCCATCCTCGTAATCAAACAATCTAACGAGAGCAAACTGTTCTTGCACCATCTCAATCTGTGCGGCAACCTTTGGGTCGAGTGGTGACCATGATACAAAGTCGCCTACTGCTAGTGAGCCGATAGCAGCTCTCTCGCCTACAAACTCTGTCTTTTCAGCAAGGCTAATAGCAACTGCTTGGTCAATAGCTGACTGCTTAGAGGTATGGCAACCCATAAGTTCGCCATTCTCTTTTTCCACAGCCCAGTTAGCACATTCGGGATTGTTCTCTGTTATGTAGTAGGGCATTATTTGACCACCAGTATTCTTAGGTTGCAATTACTATCAGCGATTGCGTAAAGCTCATCCATCGGTAGCAACTGAATAACGCTTGTCTGTGTTGCGACAGCATGCATCCCATT